CTTAAAAACCATGGCAGCGCCGAAGGCGTCAGATGTGCCGTTGTCCTTTGACGCTTCGATAGATGCAAAACTAGTTTGGAGGCCTCCGCTTGTGTAAGTGCCAATAAAGTTAATGGCTCCCCCGACACCAGAAGCCAACGCAGTTGAATCTGCGACCACTAACTGATTAGTGGGGATACCGCTGGAAAGCGTCTTAGCGCCGCTAACAAGAACCCTTCCTGTTTCGGTGGTTGAGGTTGCGCCCACCAGAAAATTCCCAAAGGCATCAAACCGCGCAGCCTCCGACCCGCCCTCCGAGAAGGCGATGGTATCAGCCGTAGGGAAGAAGATGCCCGTATTGCTGTCGCCCGTGGGATAGATGGCCGGAGCGCCCGCGCTACCCGCAGGAACCTCGTTAGCCAAGCCAGAGACGTTCACCGTCCCCGTAGCATCCGGCAGCGTAAGCGTCCTGTCACTATTCGAGTTGGGGGCAGCGATGGTAAACGCACCCGTGCCAGAGGCGTTGCCTTGGAGTTTGATCAGCGACATTATTGGGCCTCCTCTGGGGCTGCGTCAGCCTCTTGGATGGTGAGTTCACCAGCTTCGACAGCAGCCATAATGGCGTCGTAGTGCCTATTGCCGGGCGCTAATGGCACTGACCATTCGGTGCCGCCGATTATAGCTTTGATGCTGGACGGTTGACCCGTTTCGTTAACATATTGAGCCGAGGTGATGTTCATGGTGTTCATCTCTTACAACTCCGCATCTGCTGTGTAGCCATAACCAATGCTATGAACAGTTCCAGCACCATATTGCGTTGGGGATGTGTTAATGTGAACGCCGATGTTCGATGCGTCGACAGATGCCACAAAAGTCGCAGTTATGCCTACCCCGTCATCTCGTATAGCTGTTGATGAGGTAAAGGTAACGGATGGAGCTGCTCTCATAGTTACTGGATGAAAACGTTGCTTCTTGTCTCTGTTTGTGCCGACATCAAAACCATGATGTCTTGCACTTTCAAAATCATTACGCGGGCGAATGTAGTAATACCGCTGGCACAGTGCCAACTCCTGCCCATACAAACGGCGCTCGAAAGGCGTGGCGATGGAGCCAGCTTCGAGTTGGACGCCTGTGATGTAGAAGGTTGCGCCAGAGGTGTTTGCAAAATTTACTTGGTTGGTGGTGCGCCAATCATTAGCAGCAACCCAACTTCCCGCCGTAGCGTTAAAATCAGAGCCAGAGCCAAAGTCAAAAGTCACCTGAACCCCAGAAGCTGTGCCTGTTTCCCAAGTGCCTGTCGTATCTCCAGCCACAGTAATTGTTTTGTATTCCCAAGTGTTGGCTGCACTGATGGAATACTCCGCAACATAAGCGCGGTTGGCCGCATTATTTACAAGAGCCGCACAGTAAGTTCCCACTAAGGATGACCGCACCCAAAAAGAAAGCGTAACTGTAGAGGCGTTTGCAGAGCCAAAATTTAAATCTGCAATGTTGTGACCCTCTACTCGTTGAATTAATCTGTTAGTTTGCCCGGCGCTTGCGGATGCCGCCGTTGTAACAGTAATCAAGAGCGAGTTTGAAAAACCGGAAGGGGCAACACTGCTTCTTTGAACAGTGTATCCAGACCCACTATTTTCCTGAAACTCAAACCTGTCTACGGCATAACTTCCAGTTACACTCGCCCCGTTATTCCTCTGGTCGATGACCATGTTGCCGTTGATGATGCGGTTGCGTCCCGATACGTAAGGAACGGCGCTGCTCGGCACAGTGCCAGTTAGATCAGCCGCATCGACAGCCCCATCAAATGCAGGTGCAACGATGCCAGTTGTGCCGTTGATCGTGACAGTCATAGGATCACCCAATTAGAGCCAGAGGGGACAGTAACAGTAATGCCGGAGTTCACCGTAATCGGCCCGGTACTGAGAGCGTTTTTTCCGCTCGAAATAGTATAGTTCGTGGTGACCGTCTGACCGTTCTCAATGAAGATTTCGTCAGAACCGCCGCCCGTCGCACCGCCGCCTACGCTGCCCCAGCTTGTGCCGTTGTAGCCCTCAAACTTGGTGACATCAGAGTTGAAGCGGAAGTAACCAGCCGAGGGTGAGCCGTCGCGCTCAGCAGTCGTGCCCGTCGGGATGTCAGCGGAACCTGTAGCCGAGGTTTGGGGAACTGCGTCCCCCGGCTGGAGAGCGCTGTCAGCTGTGCTGCCTTGCGCCGCGGTCGCGTAGGCCGTGCTATCTGTCGTAGCTGCTGTGCCAAGCCCCAAAGTAGTACGCGCAGCCGACGCATCCGCGTCGTCGATGAGAGACGCCCCAAACACAGAGATGGTCGAGGTCTCGACCTTGTCGCTGTTTAGGTTGGTAAAGTTGGCGTCGACTTCCGCATTGGTCAGCGGGGAGCCTTTACCTGAGCGTGTTACGATGGTTGCCACGGTTCACCTCATGCTGCCGACAGGGTCACGGTCCACGTGATCTGCAGGGTGTCGCCCGACTGCTTGTTGACGACCGGGAACACAGTGCGGCAGAGCATCGTTCCGCTTGAAGATGCGTTGAAGATGCCGGCCTCCGTGACCGCACCGGTGGCCTCACCGGGGTCGAACGTCGTAACGTAGATGATGCTCTCGTTACTACCGCCGCTCTGCGTGGCGCTACCGAGCGCCTTGCGCGACCCGAGCAGTGAGCCTAGGTTAGTGTCGCCCGAAGATGCCGCGGTCGTACCGGCGCCGAGCCCCATGTGGCTCATAACGCCGAGTCCCGTGCCCAGCATGCGGGTCGTGATATATGCCAGTCCGGTGGCCACGACCAAGTTCTTGATCTCGCGCTGGTCCTTGACCGCGCCGTCCGGTCCGGTGAGGACGATGGTCAGGCGTCCGGAGAGGCCGAGTCTTTCTTTCGAGTTCATCTAGTATCTCCTTAGAAGGTTCGGGCTTCACCGACGTAGTCCTCTGCGAAGTATGTAAAATCGCAGTAGTCTTGCATCCGAATAGAGCCGCTATCCGCGATAGACGCTGCGTCCACAATACCAAGATTTGCGGCGAATACAACAGTGTCAGCCATGGTGGCGGTGTCTGTGGGACCGAGTGTCGTGCCCAGCACGACGCCCGCGTCGGTAGCAGTGACGGTCTCCGCTTGCGCCTTGGTGAACGACAGCTGGAACGATACAATCGTGTACCCCACATCGGTGTAGTCCTCTGCGAAGTACGCGCCTTCCTCAATCTTGGGGTTCTCAAACAGCCCCTTGCCGATCTGAAACGGTGATAGCGCGTCAGCCGCCTCTACGCCATCCGGGAGCCGCTTGTTGGGCACCACATCTGGAAAGTCCGCCACTGTGTACTGGTCAGCAAACGGCTTCGACAGCGACATGTCAGTGTCTGAAAACAGCCTGACCACGTCGGCGCGCGTCAAAAATTTAACAAAGACGCCAAGCACATAGTTGTAGACGATGTACGGGACCTGCACCGCAGCAGACATGACGGGTACCGCGGCCGCAGCTCGAACCTGTACCGCTGAGATCGCCGCGCGGATGCGCGGTATGGTCTCGTTTATCTTCACTCGAAGTCGTCCCTGATCCGGAACTGCAGCGGGTCGTACACAGTCTGGCGCACGCCGGTCTGCAACAGGACCTCAACCTCGCCCTCGTAGTACCCCGCAGGGTGATTGAGGTCGCCTGCCTGCCACACGATGACGGCCACGCCTTGCGTCGCCGTTGCCGACGGGATCGTCAGCGCACGAGAGAACAGCGTGTCACCCCCGACCTCGCGGAAGTGCAGCGTTGCTGTGGCGCCGGACAAGTTGATCGCGGCACCCGTGGATTCGTCTGTCAGCGTGAGGCTGACCTGCGGGCCGGTGTCGTTACGGACCAACTTGATCCGAGTATCAGAGATGCGTGGGTCCAATGTTTCCTCCTACGCGAACTTGGGGCCGCGGACGACAAGCGCAGAGCGGAACGCACCGAGGTTGGTCTTGGCCCGTGCCGACGTGACCGCGAACAGAAACTGCTTTGCGTGGTAGGCAGCAAGTTCCCGATCGGTCCAGTCCACGTTCGGCAGCACCAGCAGATGCTGCAGTGTGCCGTGCAGGATGGCATCCTCGAACTCGTCGAAGACATCTTGATCCATGTCGGCCGAGCTGCGAGTCGGCTTGAGTGCGAACGTCATTGACAGCGTGTAGGTCCGCTCTGCGTCGGGCATCGGGAAGACACGGTACCGGTTGGCGCCCACTTGTGCGATCATGCGTGGCTCAGAGCCAAGCTCGGCGATCTCCGCTGCCACTGTGGTGGTGGCCGGCCACTCCGTAATCATCGCGGCCGCGGCGTCGTAGGACAAGACCTGTACGGGGGTTCCGTTGATGTCAGCCCGCACCACAGCCTGCACCGTCGTATCGGGCGGTGGCGCAAAATCATACTCGGCTCGCCCGGGCGTTAGAGCGATAGGTGTGGCAGTGTGTCGCCACGCCAAGGTGCGATCGCAGACCCGGATGGCCGAGTCGCGGATATAGTCCACGAGCATCGGATAGGCGCAAGAAGGGGCGCTGGCCGAGACTTTGGCGCTGAGCGTGGAGAAGGCACGCGTTTCCATCAGGCACCTCTACTTTGCATGGGCATCGTTTCTTTGTCGGTGACGACGCGCGCCTGCAGGTCAACACCGAGTGACTGGCTGAACGAGTCCATGAACAGCTTAGCGCGGCCGGAGTCGACGTTCTCGTCGTCGATCGACGAGGCGAGGAACACCACACCATCCACCAGTTGTGGCAGGTAGCCATCGGACGGGGCGTCCATCGCCTCGTTAAGGGTGTAGTCCCCCGGCACTGCGACGTACTCCAGCATGACCGTCGTGTTGGGCAGCGGCTTGGGGTACACGAAGAACTTGGTCGGGTTGCGCTCATGGCGCATGAAGTTGAGGGGCGTGCCCGCCGGATCAGAGACCCACTGCGGATACGCACGCTGGAACATCGGCCGCTCGACCTCCGTGACGGAGTTGCGCCCCACGACGTAGTAGATGTCCACCAGTCGGTGAGCGTCAGCCGGGAGTTCCTGCATGACATCATTCGCCGTCAGCGCGACCGTGGTCATCTTGTTGAACAGATCAGGGCGCATGCTCAGCATGCGCTTGACGGTCTGGTTCACGTAGCCCAGCAGATCGGTGTCGCTGTAACGCAGGGGGGCCCGCGTGTCCTGCAGCAACTTCCGCGCTTCGTCGATGATGTCCGCTGGTGTCATTCAGGCAAGTCCCTTGAGGCGTCGGCCGACAGTTCCGGCGAAGTATACACGGGTTGCTCAGGGATGTCATCCGTGGCGAGATCGAGTTTCTTCACCCGCCGCTTGGCCTTCTCTACCACTGCCGTGGCGAAGCGCTCCGGGTACGCTTCCTCCTCGGTCACCTCCTCGCACTTCGGGTGCCGAGCGAGTGTTTCGTTCCACTCGTAGATGAAGCCGTCGACTTTGTTCCGCAGGTATCTCATTTCTTCTTTCCCTTCTTGGTGACACCCTTGACGGTGCCCTTGTTCTCGGATGCGTAGAACACCCGCTCACCTTGCTCTTTCCCATACTGCTTCTGCATGGCAGCCTTGATCTTCTTGCCCTTGGCGTTCAGCGGCATATCACTTTTTCCTTTTGCCCGAGGGTGTCACCGGCCACGACTTGCGCTCAGAGCTGGTCTTCTTGGCTGCCATGGTGCGCTTCTCACCGGCGGTCATCTTGGCTGCAGCTGCGGCCGGGCGGCAAGCAGGGTAAGAGCGTGAGGACTTCTCAGGCCCGGAGCGGCCGCAAGGCTTACCGGTCTTGACGTCGACCCACTTCTCCCCAAACCATTTGCCCAGCCCGCCGCTCATTTTTTCTTCACCCGGTTGTCGGGGCCGCTCCAGCCGCCACCGCGCTTCTTGTACTCCTTGGACGCCCACGCGTTGGCGTAGGCAGAGGGGTACACGTCAAACTTGGCCTTAGCCTCCGACTTGACCTTGCTCCAGAGCGATGGGTTGGTTGGCTTGGGGCTGGCCATGTCAGCAGTTCCACGCGCGCAAAGATTTGTTGATCCGGCTGTTCGGGTCGTTGGCCGTCTTCTTCGACGTCAGCTTCTTCTTCATGCCCTCCATCCGGGCACAGAAGCTGTCGCGTCGCGGGCCACCCTCAGGCTGCGGTGCCTTGAGCCCCGGCTTGCCGGGGTTCGCCTTGTTGTAAGACGCACGCCCTTTGGCGTTGAGCCCGCCGCTCTCGGCCTTACCCTCTTTGCGTTGCCATGCGGGTGTCTTAGCCATTACGCGATCCTCTCGGCTACGATGATGGACGACGGGATGGCAGGAGCGATGGCCCCCGCAGCGGTGTGGTCGATAGTTACTGCGACGCTCTCGGGGAGCCACAGGACTTGGACGTACTGCCCGGCTGTCACAGTGACGTAGAAAATGATCTGGAAGAAGGTATTGCCGCCGTCGGTGGCCTTGGGCACCGTGACCTTAGTCGCCGACCGAGCGATGTTGGTGCCATTCAACGCCAGCCAAACAGTGGTGTCATGGTCGGCCGTATCGGAGTTCGCAAGCTGCAGGTTCGGAGCGACCATGTACGTACCGGCCGCAGCGAAGGTGAGGCGCGTGAGGTTGGTACCGTCCGTAACCATCGTGATGCCAGAACCTGCGACCTCAGTGGTCCCGAACTTGACCGCCGTACCTGCAGACACACTGCCGGTCTGGTCTGTGATGTCAGAGAAACAGGCAAAGGCCCGGCCAGTGATCGTGCTGAACGGCACCTTGCCACTCAGGACGTCGATGTTCGTGACGTTCACCTCGCCCGTGCCTTTGGGCGTGATGTTGATGTCGATGTTGGTGTCGGTGCCGTCTGCCGAGATCGTGTTCTCGGTGATCGTGAGACCAGTCTCCGCATCGCTGGTGGCCAGCGTTGTGGACTCGATAAGTGTGATACCCGTGAAGCTGCCGGGAAAACTCGTTCCGGTGATCGTGCCACCGGTGATATTCACGTTGCCCATCACGACGGCGCCGGTGCCGTTCGGAGACAGAGTCAAGTTACCGTTGGTGTCCGTCGTGCTGATGGTGTTGCCATCGACCCGGATGTTGTCGACCTCGACGTTGGTTGTGCCGACCTTGAGCGCAGTCGCCGTGCCCGTGCCGCTGTACACCGTCTTGGGCGTAGCCTCAGGCCCGCCGTCGATATGCAGCAGTTGCGAGAAGCTGTCTTTAACTTTTTCTGCTGTCAGGTTGGTGGCCATGGTGCGCTCCTTGAAGAAGCGAGGCCCCGAAGGGCCTCGCAGATTTTAGACAAGGACGTAATCAAAGATCACGTCGATGTGCGTTGCAGTCGTCACGCTGCTGCCGGTCTTGCCGACAGTGACGGCCGTACCCGCGTCGTTTGCGGTGTAGGACGCACCATCTGCGAGGACAGCCGCACCAGTGCCGCCATCGGTGAGCACAGCGCTCTGCGTCAGGTTAGCCTGCGCAAAGGCAACGAGCTTGCGCCCAGTGCTCAGAGTTCCCAGCACATCCACCGTGGTCACGGCGCCAGCAGCACCGCCAACGGCGATAGCTTTGCACGACACCATGCGGATGGACTTGCCAGCGACGGCGGCGACAAGCGTCGCGCCGGCGTTCACCTCAGCGATCGTAAACCGCTGACGCACATTCATAACCACACCGGCCGCAACGACCGACCCGGTGACAGCCAGCGTCTGCAGGGTTGCATTGCCGCTGTTGATCCGGACGTTGTCCTGCGAGATACCGCTATAGACACCCATTTTCAGTCTCCTTTTGTTGGGAGATGGGGGCCGAAGCCCCCACCATTAGGCCGACGGAATGGTGCCGAGTTCGGCGCCCATGTTGACCACTGCCAGCGAGATTTTGACGCGAGCTGCGTCAACGCTGGCAGAGTTGAGGGTCAACAGGATGCCGGTGTCAGCGGTTACATAGTAGGCCGTTGCATCAGCGTAGCCACCGGTGGAACCAACCGTGCCGTTCAGGTCGAAACCGTCGACCCAGAAGTCGACAGTGCCGCCGCTGATGCCGACGTCGATGTTGGCCGCAGCGCCTTCCGCACGGACCAGCGTAGCAACGCCGGACAGAACGAACGAGCCTTTGGGCAGGGTGCCGATGACCAGCGTGTCGCCGGAGCCCAGCGCGGCTGCGCTGGCGGCGGTGCGGGCTGCCGCGATTTTTGCGAAGTCGAGGTCGATCTCGATCACGCTGACGCGGTCGGTGTAGTTGGCCGAGAAACCAGCCGAGTTCTTGTAGAACCCAAGGGAGTCAGTGTAGGCAACCATGATCTGTTCTCCTTATGCGAACTGGACGACGGCTTGTGCCAGCGCCTCGCCCTTAGTGACCTTGTAGCCGTACACCTGCAGGCCGCGCACGATGTTGCCGAAGGTGGACTGAGCGCGGATAGTTTCCATCTCAGTCATCTGCGACGCGAAGGTGAAGCCCATCTTGTGACCGGCGATGATCGAGGTCTTGCCGGACGAGACGTTCAGGTTGTGCGACACGTAGAGCGTGAAGCGGTCGATCATGCCGAGACGGCCGTTACGGATCGGGCTCGCGCTGTCGCCCGAGAGCGAAGCGTCCTTGAGTTCCGACTTCTTGATGAGACCAGCCATGCGGGCCGGGATCACGAGGAAGCGGTCCGACTCCGGCACGTTGGCCTCGTCGAGCACGGTGCCCATGTCAACGATCAGGTCGATGACCGGGGTGGTGCTCGAAGCGCCATCCTTGGTCACGGTCAGCGGCGAACCGGTGGTGCCGAGGTTGAACGCAGCCGACTGTGCGCCAGCGGTCGCGCCTTTGTTGGCAGCGTCGATGTCCGGCAGCATGTCGGTCAGAACGCGCTGGTCGATCTTGACCTTCATCTGCTCCGAAGCATCCTTCGACCACATGTCCATCAGTTTGATGTCCGACTGAACGCGGTCAATGTCGTCTTCGACGCAGGAGAAGTACTCGCCTTTGTCGATCAGGAGCTGCAGCTTGGGCGAGTCCGGGTTTTCGACGACGAGGTTTTGACCCTTGACGTACTCGCGGATGGTGATGTTGGGCTGGGTACGGATGTTAACCGTATCGCCCATGCGGCGGATTTCGCCTTCGTAGTCGGTGTTCGAGATCGCCGACAGCACGGTGGCGTCGTAGAAGTTCTCGATCAGTTTGCCGGACCAAATCTCGGGGATGAAGTTACCCGAGTAGTTGGGGCGGCCGGGAGCAACGGGATAGGCCATGTGGTGTCCTTTCACTTAGCCAGTTTATGTAATGCGGCCATCTCGCTGTGCAGCGAAGATGTCGCGTTCGATCCGGTCACGCTCCTGCTCACGACCCTTATACAGACCTTTGCGCACGTCGTCAAAGAACTTGGCGACGTCCGCCCGGGCGTAGGTCTTGCCGTCATTGGCGGCAGGAGTGCTCGCCGCTGTACGACCGCGACCCGGTGCGATCTGTTTTTCGAGTTGAGAACTGGCAACGTTCCGAGGTGATTGAGCAACAGAACCGCCATTCATTGACTGCCACGTCTTGAAGAACCCTGCGACCCGCCGTGCATCCAGCTGATTCTGCGCGTTATCGAGGTACGACTGCCGGGATACGCCGGACAGCGGGTCGATCTCAAGCAGCCAGCTGTGGAAGCCTTGCTCGGCGTTGATTTCACGCCAGTCTGGGACTTCCGCCGACAGTTCTGACCAGAACATTTGCTCAGCGTTGAGGGCCTGTCGCTGCACGACGCTCTCCACCTTGGGGACGACGTTGGTCTGCAACTGCATGACCAAGCGCTTGAGTTCCGCGACTTCCTGCTGCGATGCAGCAACTTCTTCGCGGGCGGCACGGCGCATGACCTCGATCGAGTCGCCGTAATCCTCAACGTCCTTGTCGGTGATGAGCTTTGCCGCGGCCACCTGTGCAGGTGCCTGCTGGGGCGCGGAAAGCGTCGCGATCAGCCGTTCGAGCTGACTGACGCGTTGGCCCATCTGATTGTTCTCCGCCTTGAGGCGAGCCGTTTCAGCGTTGTACATTCCTTGCAGGGATCGCCAACGCTGTTCGTAGGTCAGGTCTTCGTCTGTGTTACCGGATTGCCCTTGCCCTGTAGGCACCGGTGCAGCCGCAGCATCGCCCCCACCGTCGGCTTCGGTCGGCTGCTGGACCTCACCCTCCGCCGGAGATTGTTCTCCTTCGGTCGGGTTCAAGTCTTCGTACAGCTTCGAGATAGCCTCGGACTGCTTGCGAATTTGTGCGGGAATAGCCATTTTTTACGCTCCTCTCGGTGTGCGTGATTGGATCAGCTGCCCCTACGGGGCTGTGCTGCTAAGTCAGGGGACTCACTGACGAGCTTGTAAAGCTCGCCTAAAACCTGACACCGCCCCTGTGCAAGTGTCACGCTCTGTCCCACGCTTGGCAGCCGTTCAAGCTCAGACATCCGCCATTCTCCCAGCCACTCTTGGATGACTGGGTATTGACGGACGCTGTTAGCCAGCGCGAGGATTACTTCGGGGGTGGCCTGCTTCACTGCGGCCCCCCGTTTATGAGATTGGTACCACCGGCCGGCGCACCGGCGAGGTCCGTGTTCTGTGCCGCGGGCTGCCCGCCCCCGGGTGCCGGCATCTGCTGCGACGCAGCAGCGAGCCGCTCGTTCATCGCCAGCTTCTCACGCGACGGGACGATGTCGTCGACCGACATCTGCAGCCCCTTAGCGACCTCACGCAGCAGCGCGGCGCGACCCTGCGGCCCGATGATGCTGATGTCGAACTCGTTGGCCGTGGCGTTGAGGAACTCCACGCGGCGGACGTTGACCGTCTCCTTGACAGCGAGGTTAACCGCGCCCTTGGCAACGACCTGTGCATCGCCCTTGATCGACTCATCCGGATCGTAGCGCATGTTGTAGACGAACTGGCGCTGCACGATGGTCTTGAGCACGTCGCTGTCGATGTGCATCACCACCTGCCGGATGCCCTTGCCCGCGGAGCCCATCAGCATGGAGAGGCCCGACGCGGTGCGTCCTGCCCCCTGCACGTTGGTGTCGCCGTAGATATAGGCCGGGATGCCGCTGTGGTCGTCCGCCATGCGTGAGAAGCGGTCGTAGACCCCCACCAGCGTGTTGGCGTTGTCGTTGGGCTGGTTGAACCGCACTGCCGGAGCCGACGAACCCAGCGGGTCGTTCATAACCTGCCAGATTTTCCACGGCTGCAGCTGGGTGATGTCCTCGTTGGGAGGCAGACGTTCGAGGTTAACCTCGACCTGCGGCCCGGAGGCGATCGCCATGTTGTTGACCAGAGCCCGGGCTGCTGCGTTGCAGACGTTCTGGATGTCCTCGATGATCTCGGGAATGGCCTTGCCCCAGAAGGCGCCGGGCTGCTTAATGAAGCTGGTCTTGGCGTAGGGCTTCTCGCCGAGCGGGTCGTAGTTGAGCACCGCCTTGATGATATAGTTCCCCACGGTCCAGACGTTGGCGTCGTACTCGCGGTCGACGTCAGGCACTTCCTCCTCGGTCATGCCCCACTCGCGCAGCATCCGGCCGCTGATCTTGCCCCAGAACTCCAGCGTGTCGTAGACCTCGGTCGGGCGCAGCTCGGTGTGGAACTTGCGCTCCTCCTCCTCGCGTGAGTCCTTCTGCCACTCCTGCACCCATGACTGGGTGTTGCCCACTTCGAGCACCTTGCGGACGGCAGCGTCGTCGTAGCCCGGCACACCGATGAGATCGGCCAGCTGGGTGCGGGTCAGTTCGTGGTACTCGAAGATGTAGCCATCGTTGATCCGGGTGATGCCCGGCTCGGGGTAGATGTTGAACGGGCTGACCCGCTCATACTCAGGCGCAATGCGCTCGCCGGGGACGAGCTTGCTGCCCTCCCACTTGAGGTACCGCTGGCGCCGAACGATCGGCCCCTTGATGAAGGCTGCCGGGAAAGTCACGAGGTCGGTAATGAACTCGTTAAACGAGTCCGACCAGCCGCCCTGAGCGAACTGGTCCTCGATCTTGATCCGCATCTTGTCGACGCGATTCTGCGCCGCCTGCAGGATTTTGAACCGGAACTCCTGCCCGACCATCTCCTTAAGCTCGCCGATCTGGCTCTTGCTCGGAGCCTGCCCTGACGACTGGACGATCTCCATCACGCGCTCGGCGAAGGCCATCTGCAGCTCCTCCGCCTCTTTGGGCGACAGGTCTGGGATAGGTGTGGGCACGATGTCCCACGGTGGCGTGCCGTTGTCGAGCAGGATGTCCCGCAGCCAGCTCTCCGCAGCGCGGCACTTGACCTCGGTAATCATCATGAAGACTTCCGAGCCACCCTGCTCTTGGATGCGCTGGAGCTTGTCGGCCTCGTACTCACCATTGCGCTGGCGCATGGCCTTGAGCATGATGTCGGTGATGGGGTCACGCGAGATGCGCGCTGCGTCCCAGCACTCCTTGAGGTGCGCTGTCAGACCCACCATGACGGGGCTGCTCTGCCGCGCTGCGAGTTCACGCTCTGCCTGTTCGCGCTCTTGGCGCACAAGCTCATCGTTACCAACGACGCGGAGAATTGTCAGACCTGCCATAGTGAGTTCCTA